ATTTTATGCTGTGGATTAACATTCACTGCTTATATAATTTACTACATATTAAAGTTAGCTAATGAGGAAATGAAGCATGAAACAATTAAGTCTAATTCTGTCAATCACAAGTCTCACAATTAGTGGGGCACTTTGTTATGGTGCTTATATGACTTATCAAAAAGCACAAAAGATTCTGGACAATCCAGAAGAGTTTGTTGGTGCTGTTGTAGAGAAGCAAGTCAACAAAGCATTTGAAAAATTACCTATTCCTAAACTAAATACTGGAAGTATTAAGTTTCCTTTCTAATGGCAGACAAAGATCCTTATATCTATAGAATACGTCAAATTCATAAGGTTATAGATGGAGACACTATTGACGCTGATATTGATCTGGGTTTTGATATCTCCCTTACTAAGCGAATTCGTCTTGCTGGTGTCGATACCCCGGAAAGTCGCACAGCAGATGCGAATGAAAAGAAATATGGACTTGAATCAAAAGAGTGGCTCAAACATAGATTAGAGTTTGCTAAAGATATTATTATCAAAACAGAACTTCCAGATTCTACTGAAAAGTATGGAAGAATTATTGGACACCTGTTTATTAACAATGAAGTAACTTCACTAAACAATCAAATGATTACTGAAGGTTATGCCTGGACTTATGATGGTGGAACTAAAGTAAAGAACTTTGCTGAACTGGATGCAAAGCGTAAGAAGTGATCACTTTGAGTGAAACTTCTTATATTGTTCTTTCTTTTCCATCTTATGTTCTTTCTTAAGTAACTTATTGACTTTCTTAAGAGAAGCAGATTTTTCAAAAGCAAAATAAACCTGAAGTTCATAAGGGGTAAGGTCTCTATTTAAGAGTTTCTTACCCCTTACAAATATCTGCTGGACAATAGGTTTCATCTTACCTACCATCCATTCCACCAAAGATTTGCCAATAAGAGCCGCAGCAACAGAAGCAGTAGCAGTGGTGCCAGCAAGTATAACTTGTTCTTTAGGGGGAACTGGGACTTGTCCAATTAAAGGAACCTCAATAACTGGAACACCTAAATTTGGTTGATTAGTTAAACCAGAATCAACCACTTGAGATGGGGGGGTTTGAACAACAGCAGGCAACTGAGGTAGGGAGGTTTTGTCTGGAAGTCCTCTTGACTTTTCCTGTTGCTCTTCTCCTTTATCCTTTTGCTCTGCTTTTACTGCGGCATCAAATTCTTCCTGTGTTGGTACATCAATCACAGGATATTTTACTGAAGGGTTTGGCACTTCAAAAATTGGAAGTGCCAAACCTTTTGTTACAGGAATATTAAACTTCTGAGCGGGAAGTTGCTCTACTGTAGTCTGGGGTATCCCCTGGATCGCAGTTTGGGCAACCTGCTGTTGAGGTATCTGCGACTGAGATATCTGCTGGAGGTTCTGGTTCTGGCGTAGGTTCAACTCCTGTGATTTCAGGTTCCCTACGAGTTTGATCTCCATCTTTATCGTCTCCTTTCTTCAGAGTATCAACTCCAAAGGTTGCAGCAGCTGCAGTAAATACAGTTGCAATAAATGTTGGGTCCATCTTAGCAAGAAGACCTGCATAACTTGCAGTAAGTAATGCAGCACTCCAACTCAAAACAGTAATTCTAACAATAGTACTCATACAATGTTCCTTTTTCTTTTGTGGCTCTGGCATTGTCTCTAATTGGGAATGAGGTTAACTTTTTTTCCAAGCTTCACCTTCTGCTTTTCTTCTACGTGCAAGTCCTGCTTCTACATTTGAACCAGGATTGCGATAGAGGAATAAAGCATCAGGAACTAAGTCCCATTCTTTATTCTTCAGGCGTTTAGTAATAGTATTAAAGTTATCACCACCGTAAAAACCGGCACCAAGATTATAAGCAAAGCTGAGCAGAGCGCCTCTTTTTCCATCTGACATTTCATTCCAATGTGGGATTTTACGAAGTGCAGGAAGAAACTGGTTCTTACACTGACTGATTAGCAGATCATCTGCTTCTTGCTGAGTGATTGTATCGCCAAGTTTGAATGCCGAACCATCTTTCTTGCGAGTGGAACCCCAACCAATAGTGATTGGAAGTCCACCAGTCAGAGGGTCAGGATACGCCTTTAGATGGCATCCTTCAAACTCTTTTATTAATTTGATACCCATCATTGGAACATCGTCACCACCTGCTACTGGAGCAGAAGGAGCTGCAGCAGCAGGGGCTGGTGCAGCATTACCCTTTTTTCCTCTATAAATCTCCGCCCAATCAACATTGTCCTCAAGGAACTTAACTGGGAGGTTATCTTCTAACCACTGAACTGCTTTCACATGGTTAGGGTTCTTCTCATCATAGAACTTGAAGAAGTTGTGTAAATCGATTCTTGCCATTGTTGTTCTCCTTAGTTATCAATCAAAAATACGTCCCCAACCATCGTTGCCGCCTGGGCACCAACGATGCTTAAGCATTGCTTTAGTATAAATGGTCTTCTTACCATTTGTTACTGGACCAGTGTAGTTGTCATTGCATGATCCATATGGATCATTACAATAGTAACCCTTACCATCTGGTGTCTTACCGATGACTACAACCATGTGCCCACCAGTAGGAGCAGATAAAGGACCACGATGCAAGATACCAATAACAACAGGTTTCCCAGCATCAAGACTCTTATCAATATCATTAAAAGAAAGATTGTAACTAAAGTGTGACTTAACCCCATAACCTGCCAGAACCTTTGTCTGTACAGAATGGTCAGTCGTGTCACCAATTGCAAACACTTTTTTAACATACTCATCATCACCTTTGATGCTTCCTGGTTTAAGGAACGCAAGACACATAGCACATGATGAACTGTTACAAGTCCTATGCGCATCTCTGTAGTTATCTACTTGATTAAAATATGGAACAGCAAGAACTGCTGGAGTTGGTGGTTTGGTTCTAAAAATACCAATCCATTCAGTTTCTGCATCATCCATAAATTCAGCAGGAAGGTTATCCTCTAACCATTGAACTGCTGCCACATGATTTGCATTACCATCATCATAATACTTAAAAAAGTTATGAAGATCTAAGGTCATTTTTTTATAAATCTCTTGAGCTATTTATCAAAACCTATACTCATTTAACTTTTCCAAAACTTTACTCAAATAATGATGTGCTAGCCACTTAGGATCATATCCAGATTTATTCATCCATTCTTTATCCAATTCTGCTTTCAATTTCAAAACTTCACAGATAACAATATCTTTAGTAATATGTCCTCTTGGCATTACAATAAAAAAACTCTGTCCTATATTTAGGACAGAGTTTGAGATTATTTCTTATTATTTCAAAATACACCAGGAAGAATTTGACCAGTGATTAGATAAGATCCAGCAGCTGCTACAAATCCAATCATAGCAAACCAACCATTAATACGTTCTGCTTTTTCAGTAAAAATTTTGTTCATTGTTTTTCTCCTTAGTAAGTTTCAGAAAGTTTTTCTACAGAGTAACTCAGAAGCACAAAAAAGGCAACTGAGGTGATGGTAAAAATTACTTCAGTCATCAGAAGATCCCGAAGAAGAAGTTGCCAGTGCTAACATAAGAAATAATGCCAGCAACAAAACCGACCATTGCCCAGCGCCCATTAGTCCTCTCCTTAACCTGATTGGGAGTCATCATCCCATAGTTTTCATAGTACATTGTAGGTTCTTTTGCCCACATGTTTTGTTGACCATATTCATTAGTTGTAACAGTCATTGTAGTTTTGTAAAGAATTATTACTGAATTATATAGCAAAAATAAAGGGGAGTCAAGCTCCCCAAGTAGTAATTTATACTTATTTATGTCAGGAAATCAGAACCTAAAGGTTGTCTGAATTACTCCACCATAGTTGTCAGAAGCTTGCTTCAGACCTTGGTTATTGGACACATAGAACACAGCAGGGGTAATGCTGATGTTATCACTGACCTTGTAACGATAGAAGGCTTCCCACATGATTGCTTTCTGGTCAGCAGCAAGAGTAGCAGCATTGCCAGGAGCACCAATGGCGAAACCAGCAGCATTACCCTTAGCAAATACATCTGCCCACTGAAGACCAGCAAACCAAGTTTGTGAATCAGTAGCACCAGTAGGAGTCTGTTTATTGTTGGACAGACTTACAGTGTTCCAACCATAAGCACCACTCACTGAAGGAATGATACCTGACTTCTTGGGTTGCCAATAAGCATTCAGAGCATAACCATTAGAGGTTTGATTAGCAGCAAGAGCACCAGAACCACCATTGATAGCATTGAAATTGCGAACACGAGTTCCTTCAGTGCCATAACGATAACCAAAAGCGATACCATACTGAGGAGCACGATATCCAATTTGAGCAAGAGTATTCAGAGAACCATCTTCATCAAACTGTCCTTTGGTAGAGTCTGAACCATTTTGAGCAACATAGTTGACTCCAGCAATGAAACCAGGCTTGCCTTTCTTGGTTGGTTGAACCCACTGAGCACCAAAACCAGAACCAGTTGCCTTGTTATAGACACCAGGAGCACCAGCAACAGAGAAGAAGTCCAGAATGTCTGAACGATAGGCAGTAGGAACCCAAGACATTTCAGTGTTACGAACCAGAGCACCAGCAGTCAGCGTCAGACCTTTGGTGAGAGCAGGGAAACTGTAGTACAGACGATCAAGATTGACTTGGTTAGCATAGGTTTCTGCCTTGTCCAGTTTGAACAGGGAGGAAGAAGAACCAAAAGGTTGACTTGAGAAGTTTCCAGAACGCAGACGAGTCTTGAGCAGATCCTTACCAGTGAAGGAAGTATCAAAACTCAAGCGAACATCATAGTTGAATGCAGTATTGCCTACATTAGTGCTGTTGGCAAGACGAGCACCAGCAACGCCACCAAGAACAAAGGTTGCTTCACCTTTGAGTTTAGTAGTAGTAGAGAACTGCTGTGCCTGAAGAGCAGCAGACTGCTTCTCCAGCTTAGCAACACGTCCGTTAATTACCGTAAGTTCTTTAGAGAAATCATTCATAAGACGATTGATTTCATCGGTAACTTCAGTCACACGATCCAGACAAGCATTCAGAAGAGCAGCGGCTTCAAAACGGGTCATGGACTTACCACCACCATAGGTTCCATTCTCATAACCAGCAACGCAACCATAACGCTCAACAAGATTGCTAAGTGCTTGATAAGCCCAGTCTCCAGGCTTTACATCAGACAATTGAGTGATGCTTGAGACTTGTTCCGAGGAAGTATATTGGTTGACTGCTGCCATATTGAGATCTGCAGCATTCGCAGCAACAGGAGCAACCATTCCAAAAGCAACAGGTGCAAACATCAGTTGTTTAAGTTTCATAAAAATTTTGTATGTACTAAACGACAATTAAAGGTTTTTAGATAAAACCTTCCTATTTAGATCTACTTAACTAAATCTTAAAAGATAATTAAGTTAAAGCAATTATATCACACATTATCTCAATAAGTCAATTAAGAGAAGGTTAACCAACTAAAGGTTCCCAGAATCCATAAAAATCATAATCAAGGAGTTGTGCTGTCCCCATCTCTGGTGGTCTATTTTTCCAAAAATTCAAAACACCTTCAACATTATTCTTATGGAAGATTTCTATATGATCCTGATGAATCCCAGAATCAAAATCATATCTATAAGTAAACAGTGGCATAGAATATGTTCTGCCTGTATTGTATATAATTTCCTCTGATGTAGCTCTTGGTTTAAGTTTTTGATCTAATCTAAACTTATCACCCCTACAATGTAACTTTAAAATCTTTGATGCATGATGTCTTGTAATCACATAAAATGCTGCACAAAAATCATTAATCAATCTTGGATGAAGATTTGCTCTAAGATTCTTTGTGCTCGTGATCGCACACTGTAATACATCCCAATCATATGGAGCATAAGACATAAATCCACTCCAAGTAAAAGGCCAATAAGGGACTGTATCAAATACAATATCATCTTCGCATATAATAATATAATCTAAATCAGTTTTTTCATAAAAATATTTTATTGCCTTTAAGTGCGACATAGTGCAACCAAGTTCTCCTTGAGTTATCAACTCTGGAAACTTGCCCACCAACAAGTCACTTACATCATTATTTCCTCTTGCATCAATAGCAGAAATTCTTGTATTAGGTATTTCATAAAAATCTAACAGACTGTTCATATGTTCTTGTCTGTTTGTTTCTGTATCAAGATTAATCCAAAGAATTGGACCAATGCCTTTAAGTTTCTTTTTGATTGTAGAAGTATCTGTCATTGTTTTTCAATCCAATCTAAAACATTTATACTATAATTCCAACCAAAGTCATTTTTAATTTTGTCAATAGAAGCTCTGGAATGTAAAACTTCTCCAACTCTTTCTGGAATTTTAATTTGATATGATGAAATAAGGTCTGCAATTTGTTTTATTTCTACTCCATTCCCTGTTCCTACATTGTAAATTTCTCCATATGATTGCAAATCTTTTTGAGAAGCAAGAATGTTAGCAGTCACAACATCAGAAACATGCACAAAGTCTCTAGTTTGATATCCATCCCCAACTAAAGTTAAAGGGTCTCCCTTATTTTTTTGATTTAGAAATATAGACATTACTGGTGCATACTGTCCTGTTTTGTGTTGACCCTCTCCATAAACATTAAAATATCTAAAAATAATTGTTTTAACGTCATACAAATCATAATACATTTTACAAAGTTGTTCACCAGTATACTTTGAAATGGAATAAGTATTCAAACAATTAACTTGATTTGTTTCATAACTTGGAACAAATAATGTATTACCATATACTGCTGATGTAGAAGAAAAGATAAACTTATTAATGTGATGGATTCTACAGCACTCTAAAACATTCATAGTAGACAAAACATTATTTGCCATACTTTCATTTGGATTTTCAACACAGTATGGAATAGAAACTTCTGCAGCTAAATGAAAAACATTATCAACACCTTCAAACAGATGAATATAGTCTGTATATTTTTTTGACAAATCTTGAAGATAATATGAAACATTTTTAGTTTTTGTTTTTGGATAAACTCTATCCAATACAATAACTTCATGCCCAATTTCAGATAATCTGGTTACAAGATTAGATCCTATAAACCCACAACCACCAGTAACTAAACTTTTCATAATTATGGTTTACCCCACTGTGGATATCTATGATGTTTTAAAAATGTATAGTCTACGTTTACTTTTTCAATGTCAGAATAACTATTCCTTTGCCAGGTTAAATGAGGAATGAATACATAAGCATTTATTTCTTTATGAGATTCTGCATAATGAACATCACATGGTTTGGTAATGTCAATTAAATTATTAATGAACCTATCAAAAACAGTAGATTTAAATGCTACAGAATGTGCTGCTAAAGTATACTCACATTTATACACATGTTCTGATATCTGTTGAAGATTCATCCCATGATAATGCTGTCCACCAAGATATAACATATCCCAATCTTCAGGAACTTCTTTTACATATTCATCAAAGATGTTATTGATATTATCTTCAAATTGAATATCATCCTCAAGTAAAAGAAAGTTATTCAACCCCAACTGCTTTGCATACTTAATAGCAAAGAATTGTGATAGTGCACATCCAACAGCACCCTCTTTAATTTCAGGTGGAAAATCAAGGTTCATTTTAGAACCATCAATCCCAGGAATTCTTTCTACTTGTAGAGAATGTTTCTCAAACTCTTCTACTGCAGATTTCCATCTATCAGGTCTGGAGTCTAAATTAACACAAAAGATCCTATCAAAAAAATTATTCATAATACTTGCCATCCCTCAAGATAAAGGTCTGATGTGTCATGCTGTTCCAATGATGGTCCAAACCAATTTTTAGGAGCTATGACATTATCACTCTTTGCCAACCAAGCACCCCACCAAGAGAAAGATGAATTAGCAATAATGTGATACTTACATAGCGTCATCAAACACATATCAAAGTCTGGTTCTGAACCTTGTGAAATTAAAAATCTATCATCATCAAACAACTGCTGATTGAAACACCAATCTGGATCATCAGAAAATATAAGAACAGGAACATTGGGAAATCTTTTTAATGCTTCCTCATAATATTCTACTGGTGGTGTAGGATGATATGATTGTAATTGCAAGTAATCACCTCTTCTAATGTGCAAAGAAATTACTTCGCCATTTGAATCAATTTCCTTAATAAACTTGAAGCATTGATCTACAAGTTCTTGAGAAAAAGTAAAGTCCTTTCTTATTTCATCTTCAATGTGCTTAAAATACTTTTCTGATTGAAAGTATCCATATAGGTCTACATTATCCTCACAAGTATTAAAAAGTTCTTCATCAAAATGATATCCAGATTCTTCTACCAAAACATGATTTGATGTATCTTTTTTTACTCCACCAATATTAAATGTGTTGTGGATATTTTTAGAAGAATACCTAACATTAGGATCAATTAAACCAAAAGAACTTTCTGGGGGAATGCCAAAATCAAATCCCTTATTCGCAGCAATACCTCTTAAAGAGGCATACTGAAACATTTGATTTCCTAATCTACCAAGATTACCAAGATTATTAAATGTTATCATTTTATTTTTTTTTGTATTTTTGATTTAATTCTACCATAGTAATCCCAATATAGCATAGATGTTTCATAATTTTTTTCAATTTCTTTTATTTTAGTTTCATAAAAATCTTTGGGAAGATTGGCAATAATGTCAATTAACTCTTCTAATGAATTAAAAATTATAAATCCATTTATATCAAAATATTCTGAAATTGAAGGACAACCTCTATATATTGGAATTGTTTTTGTAGATAAACAATCTATTATCTTTTCTGAAAAATAATTTTCTTCTATTCCATTTTCTATAATTATAGAAAATTTTGCATTATTAAAGATTATTTCTTTATCAATTCTTGGGGGAGATTTGTGAATAAAGATTTTATAGTCTCCATCAAAATTATGATCGTTAAAAAAATTAAATACCTTTTGTCTAAAGTTGTGACCCTCTGTAAAGTTTTTATCACTTGTCAAATAAGTTATTTGATTTGTTTTATTTAAATTTAACTTATCCTCTAAAATGGTTTTTCCACCAAATAAAAACTTTTCAGCATTACTACATTGAGTTAAAACTTCTGATTTCCAAGTTAAGATTAAATCAAAATTACTCTGATTGTCTATAACTTGTTGAGATATATTCAATACACAGTCTGGTTCACCACAATAAACTAATACTTTATAGTCTGCAGATTTATCATAATCTAAAGTATCATAAGAAATACTAACTTTTTTATCAAAGTCAAATTGAGCAGCATTTAAAAATATTGGGTCAGTTTCAAATTCTTTCCAAACAGAAAATATTGAAGATTTTACCATATAATTTATAAAAATTCAATGTTATTTGGAAGAACTTTTTGTTTGTATAGTTCCATATTTTTATCAAATACTTCTTGTTCTCCTGGCATCATATAAGCTTTTTTTGGAACGTTATTTAAAGAACAAACTTTAATATTTCTCAAGTCTTTAACTTTATATCCAAATCTATATGCTCTTGTAGAAAGGTCAGCATCTGCACCATAGTAGAGATAATCATGATTATACATTCCAATTTTTTTAAAAATATGTTTTTTATAAAGCCCATAATTCATAACAAGTTCTCCTTTTACAGGAGTTACTCCATCATAATCTATAGGATTTTCTATATTGTTCAACATACACCATCCACCAACAATATGATTATGCCCATATAAACAATTTGGATTTTTTATATCTTCTCTATCTCCATATTTCCAATTAAACAAATAAAAATCAGACTCTTCATCAATTTCAGAAAAAACTTCTTCCCAATCATTAGCAAGAAGAACATCATCATTCCAT